AGTGATTCGACTGCTTTAAACTTTACATCAAATACAGGTAATCCGTTTTCATCTAAACCTTCTTGAGTCATAATAGCAAACTCTTTACCAGTAATTGGTTTGGTTTCACCATTTGGTAGTTTTATATTACCTGGAGGAACTAATCTATATGCATCTCCTGTGCTAATACCTTCTTTAATTGCCGAGTCTTTTAACTTAAGTACTGCACTTATATCCTTAGCTCCTTTTAAAGCTATGTCTATTCCTAGATCTTTACCTAGATCTAATTTTACTTGATCAGAAGCGGGTCTAGTATTTGATTTTTCTAGTACTTTAGAGCCTAAGGTAGAAGTAATAAATTCTCCGTCTTTATCTAATAGTTTAAGCTTCTTTGCTTGGTCTTTAGTTAGTTTAGATTTTAATATGTTTTCTATTTTACAAGCTTTGATCGGTGCTTCTAAGTCTTTTACCCTACCTGATATAAGAGCTACAGAATTAGAAACATTCTTCAAGCTAAAATCTATAGCGTCAGCTGTGATCTCCATTGCTGCAATAAACTCTTTTAAGAGGTTTAATGTATCAGCGTACTTAGTTGTAATGTTAACTGGAAGACCTGGAGGTCCTACTTGTACGTGAGGAAATGCTTGAGGTATAGGAAGTGAAAGAATGATCTTAACTGCTGCCTTTAATCCACCTATTGGTGCTTTTAAAGATTTTGGTATAGCAGCAAATGCTCCCATTGAACTAGTTAATGTACCTGTTAAGGCTCCTAATCCATTCATCTTACTATCTAGTTTTGCTAATTCAGCAGGACCGGGGCATCCTTTAGCACGCATCTTATTAGTTGCATTTGTTACTGATTTATTAGCTTTGGCAATAATCACACCATTAGCTTTACCAATAGCTGTTCCTATGGCTGCATGTATCTTGGGCGGTTTAAACTTTTCAAATGGCATACTACTCTGTAAATACTTTAATGGAGTCTAAATCATCGATGGCTTTCTTTATTTGACCTAAAGGTGAACCCATTGATGCTCCGTGTGATTTAATTTGTGTTAATCCTCCTGCTGAGGAACCTGCTGGTACTACTCCTGCTAGAGCTTTACCTAGTCTTTCTAATTCTGAAAGTAACTGTCTCATCCAGTCTTGGGTAGTAGCACCTAGAAGGACTGGTTCTCTTTCTCCGAATGCTTCTGTACCGAGGTATACCTTAGTCGCATCTAATGCTACATAATCTATTCCGTCGAAACTAATTGTTGAAGCGTTTCCTGCTACTGCTTCTGTTGCTGAAAATAGAATACTTTCTTCTTTCGCATTAAAGAACAATCTTCCAGAGTTAATTAATACCTGTGAACCTTGGTAGCTATCTGCTTTATCTGGTTCACTATCCCATGCATCTCTTTTTTCATTTGCCTGTGTTAGCAGTACTGTATGATCTTCTACTAAGTAGATAGAGGCTGGGTCATCATCAATATTCTCTACAACTGGGGTTGCTGGATCTGCAGATGCTTTTCCGTTACTGATAATGGTTATTGGTTTTTGTTCGTTTGTCTCAACAAACTTCTTTTCGTAATCTGTTCCTGTAAACCTTAACGATTGACCCTGTCTTCCTTCTACTATTACATCTCCTTGTGCAGGTTGTATTGGGGCTACATTTGCTTTATCTTCAAAATTATAACCTAAGTCAGGTTCACCTGGGTTTTGATATACGTCTGGGAATGCATTATGATGTGGGCTGTTCCATATACTAACTACTGTAGTATAGAAAAATCGTGTATGGTTAATTACACTATCATCTTTTTCTATTGATGGAGCAGTAGTAATTATTACTATCTCGTTAAGTAGAGGGTAGTTCTTAAAGTTAGTATTAATGGGGTATGCTATGTCTAGTAGCTTTGGGTCACTTTCATCTTGTTGTTGACCTATTACTCTAAACCTTATAGCACCAAGAGATTCTATTTCACCAAAGGTAGACCAATCTTCATGAGCGTCATCCAATATGATATCAACCACTCTAGCAGGAAATGACTCTGGTATAGAGTTAGCTGATGATGGTCTCTTGTTAACGTATGCTTCTAATCCTCCATTAAATGGCATCTGGTTCTTCTTTATCTTTTACTTCTTCGTTTAACTCCTCAGTATTCTCTAATAGAGCAGCTAATTCAGCAGGGTCAAACATATCTCCTGAATCTCCTTTAGCTTGTGCAGATTCAATTCGTTGTATAATTGCTGCCATTTTTATAAGTGCATCGTCATTCTTTACACCTATTTCCATATATTCTTTAATCATAGGAACGATGAGTGTGGCATCTCCTATGTTCTCTATGAGTGGTTTAAGTTCTCCTATGAGAGCTTTTACCTGTGCTTTGGTTTGAGATTGGTTATCATGTATCTCGCCGAAAAGGTCGGATAATGTCTTCTCACCAAATATAATTTTATCAAGTGCCATAAGTATATTTTTATATAAATATCTTATTAAACATTTATATCGAAATGTCCTAGGTCGTATTTAGCTTGAAACTTATCATAGAATAGGACTTTGAGGGTAGATATGACTTTAGTTAAATGAGGAGTCTCACAATCTGTCATTTCTCTTATGTAGATATAAAGTGCTTTCTTCTTAAAGATGTCTATATCGTTTCTAGTCTTAAATATAGTAAGAACAGCATCAGCGATCTTCTTTTCTGTATCTTTTGTAAAGTGTATATCTATATCCTTATACATTTCGGCTACCCATACATCTATAAAGTTACTTAAAAGTATCTCATACCCTTCTTTTCTTCCGTCTCCTGGGTTATAGGACTCTTCCATATCATCGAAAGATCCTACTTGTTTGAGTTTTTTGTAGTTTTTATTTGTGTAGTTAATTAACCATCGTTTAACAATAGTGCCAAAGTAAGAGTATGCCTTTGCTCCGTTGGTAGGATCAAATTTAGATATCTTTTCTTCTAGTAGAACAGAAACAATCTCATGTTTTAAGTCTTCAATCGCTTCTACATCGGTATAGTAGAACTTAAACGTATGTATAATGTTTTCCGCTAGTTTATAAAACGGAATATATATATGCTCTGTAAATATTTTATTTCTGTAGTCAACATCTGTTGATGTATTGTACTTAACTATATACTCTTCTGTCTCCTTAGTAAAGTAATTAGCTTTGCTTTTCTTTCTTGCCATAATTATCTGGAAGTATGTACCTGTCTAGTTCTTTTTGTACTAGTTTCATTTGTTCAAAAAAATAACCAACCTCATCGTCGCTTTGAAATACCCCCTTTTCGTCAAGATTCTGCAAGTGCTTTTGTGATTCACCTATAACAGTCGATATATTTTGTAAATAACCTGCTTGGTCTTCGGTAATATCTTCATATTTTTCTAACTTAACCAATAAGTTTCTAACAAGATACGATAAAATAGTCACAATGGCAACTAAAATTCCGGAAATTATATATAGAGTTGTAGGATGAAAATTCATATTATATGTTTTTTAGTAGATTAGATAATCCTTCTGATGCTTTTACTGGACGACCTGTCGAAGCTGCTGTCTTTTTAACCTTAGGAGTAGAATTTCCTCCTGCTGCTTTCCAAATATCGTATTCAACCTTAGAAGCTAAGAAGTCTGCTGTATGTAGAATAGAAATTATAGATGTTTTCTGCCTAGATGATTCCATATTACTGAAGAAATACGATTCATTTGCTTTATCAAACACTCCATCATGGCATCTGATAGCTAAAAACTCTTTCTGATCTACTTTTATACCGAATTTCTGAAGTATGAATAAAGATCTATCTGGTATAAGCATAAAATCTAAGTCTGGATTGTAAGTATACATCTCTGATAGTTTATCTTGCCTCCATTTATCAGTCTGAGGTATATAGTTTGGAGAGTCTCCATCACCCATCTTACCTAAATCATGGAAGAGTGCTGCAAAAACTAATTGCTCATCGGTGAAATCAATCATACCGCCCATCTCTTGATAAGTATTCTTCTGTTTAATAGCAAATTGAACAACTCTATTAACATGGTCTACGTATCCACCAGCAAAAGCATTATGATACCAAGCTCTACCACTAGCAGGAGCCATAACATAATTATCTTCCATATGTTTAATCATCTCCTTAACTTGATCCTTTCGATCTGTTATGTAGTGATCAATAATTTTGTGGTGTTTAACGTAATTGTTTTGAATTTGTTCTGCATTTAACATAGATAACCGTTTAAAAATTTATTATTATTAATATTATTATTATAAATTATATAATAGTATTTAATATATTATATTTAATTATTTATATATATATTCTTTATTATATCTTATTAACATATATCGAAGATATTAAAAAAAATTCGGAAAGGCAACTATTCTATAATAAATTTTTGAATAAAGTCATCTTTCACTAAAGTTTCACTTCCTAAATCCCATTTTATCTTCATATAAATCGATATTGTATCGCCAATCATCGTAGGAGGAAATGGACCAACAACACGTCTAGTAGTAAATCTACCTACTTCATCATCGGAAAAATATATATTAGTACTTTGAACTACTGGAACTACATATCCTTCGAATTGATCTAGTGTTATGATCGTATCTCTAACGGGTATAGGGTATCCACCCCATGTTTCTAAGCCTTGCCACGGATTGTATAGGTTGATAGTTACATTGAGGGAGTCACTAAGAATAAAATATGAATCGGTATCGAATTGTGCTTGTACAACTGACTCACCATTATACTTAAACTCATCTGCTGTCCTATCTGCTTCTACATCTATAGTAAAATATGGCCAATACTCACTAGTCCAATCCAATTCGGTGTGTATATACCCATTTTCATCAGCATTAGTAGGAGATAAAACATTATAATCACAATATCCTGTCTCACAAGGCAAGTTGAATTGCTCTTTCTCGCAAGAAGTGAGGGCGTATAGGAGAATAAGCGAAGCCGCCGCGCGAAACGCGCGCAAGTTGCACCGCGATTTAGTTATGTATAACATATGGCTTACCAATTTCATCTATTAAGTGTTTAGCTTCTTCGATATTAATATTAAAAAATTCTTTTCTATTACTTACTCGTACATCGTCTAATGCTTCATGTACTAATTGCTCTACTTCGTAACCATTTACACAAGGTAAGGCATACTCTACAACGAAATCTGTCGGGATACCCGTTGCTCTGTTTATTTCCTTTACTCTCCCGTCCGGGTCCCCATTAGTATAGCCTATCTTTACCATACCGGGCATTGAAGTATTAGAGAGTACATATACCCATTGAGCGTTTGGTACGTTAGTAGGTATCTGATATGTACGCTTCTTATCACTATAGTACGTAACGGACTCCCATCCTTCAGATGCTTGCTGAGGATTAGTAGATGGTGTTATCGTAAAGTATTTAGCATTGTCTAGGTCGTTAGTGATTTTGATTAGACCTTCAGCTTCTTCTATTGTTATTCTTTCTAATCCCATTACGCTATAGATTTTAAGTTAGTATTCTTCTCCATATGACTAGCCACCCATCCATACTTCTCTATACTATCCTCATAGAAGCTATCATCGCCATACATAAAGTAAGCATCAGCTTGATCTAACCACCTTAATGCCGTTTCTTTATCGCCAGCACCTACTGATACTACATCCTCTATAGCTTTATTAACATACTCCTTCTCTTCCTCTATCTGCTTAGAGTTAATCTCCATTAGATCAGTAACGAATTGAGCTAAGTCTAGGTAAGACCAGTTTTGAAAGTTATACCCTCTAGGTCTAAAACCATGAACATCTTTGAATAGATCCGAAACCCACATAAGGGTATCTTCGAATTCTTCGTTAGTGTTAATTGTGTGAATGTTTGAATTTGAATTTGCCATAACCTTTATTTTTTTATCTTATACTTAAAGATACGAATAAATAAGTTCCTAGGCAACTATCTTAGTAACTCTTTTTCAATTATTTCATGAGAAAGTAAGTCTATATAAGTTTTTATTATAGCACACTTTTCATACATCTCCTTAGATTCGAAAAAGTATATAAGATCATTTAGTACGGTCATAACAGTTTTGCTATCATAGGAATCTCCTATAGTATAAACAGTTTCAAATTTAGTAGCATCTATTCTATCTAGATACCCTACTAACTTAGACATATACTTAACTCTGATAACGTCTCTTACTCTTTCATATTGTTCCTTATAAGACCTTTTGTACATTATGTCCATTAGATGCCAATTCTCCATTCCTCTTATTACCATTCCCATAAGTACATACGGATTATTCATAACTCCCGTTATCTTATGTTCTTGGTAGATCTCTTCATCTCCTTGCTCGAAGATAGAGAATAAAGTTTCCTTATCTAGTGGTTGCATATGTTTATAAATACAAGTTATAACCCGTAGAAAAATAAATAATAAATTTATGGTTTAAAGTTGTTTCTTAATACTAAAGTTCTTATATTGATATATGAGTAGGTTAGAAGATCTTTTATTTGAAGCAGAAAAGTTGGGAGTTCGTAGGGAAGTTCTCGATAAAGTTGGTGAAATAAGGAGAATCAAACCGAAAATGAAGATAAACGACGTATATGATAGGGCTTATGCGGAAGTAATGCTTGAAAAACAAAAAAACAGTGAAAAAATTTAACTGGACAGCGTTGATCTCTTATATAGTGATAGGAATAGTCACTTATTATATCTGGTCTGCGATATTTAACTGGTTATTGTGAATTTAGAAACATGGCAAAGGTATTGTATAGGGCAAAACCTTATGGATTGTGAATTTACTGTGTTATACAAGCAATATAACGACGGATGTGGTGCATTATTTTGGGATGCCGTGTATAATCACGAAGATTTCCTTGATCAACACCGAGATTGTCGGAGTATTTTAGAGATTTGTTCGGGACCGGGCTTTATAGGTTGGGGAATCGCGCATGCTCTAGGAATAAAAGAGATACATTTTGGAGATATCCATGAACCGGTCAATATAGACTTAGCTAAGACTGCTAAATTTAATAATGTTGACTATAATTTCCATCTAAGTGATGGATTTAAGAGTTATAATGGTCCAAAAGTGGATTTAATAATGGTAAGTCCGCCGTTTTTTACTAAGATTGAAGAGTTTGAACAGTTTCAATTGAATGAAGCAACCTTACTCACACAAGATCAAGTAGAAAACCATAAGAGAAGATGGCTAGATTTAGATATGAACTTACATAAAAACGTTCTAAATAACTTTAGTAAGTATCTAACCGAGAAAGGACGTATAGTAGTATTAGCTGATAAAAAGCATATAGATAAAGATATGTTAGATGCTGAAGCTAAGAATTATTCCTATTATACACATAAGGAGTTCGATGTTAAAGAGAAACCACATTGGCAAAGCTATATCAGAACATACTATATATGAAAGGTACAGAGATAATAGAGAGGTTAAAAGAGATAAGAGAAGAGACATCTAATGTAAACTTACCTAATGCTATACAAAAGATAGATTACCTGATAGATGATATATACATGTACAAGCAACATTCATTATAATGGAATATAAGGTATATAAGAATTTCGTACCAAATGATCTATGTGATGAGATTGTATCTAAATATAAGAACGAAGGATATGAAGATATTAGAGGGGAATGGGATACATATCCATATACCTTAAACAAAGGCCCCCTATATACGAAAATTTTGGAATTTTTTTCTCCCCTAGTTCCCTGGAAATTCAACGAAAGGTGGATGAATATAAATGAATACAATATTGGAGAAGGATTAGCCCACCATAGAGACGCTAAAGCTAGCAACTATACTATAATCTCAGCACTCAATGATGGTTATACAGGAGGAAGATTCGTTATAGAGAAGAAGACATATATAGAGTTAGATAAAGGAGATACTATAGTGTTAAATGGCGGTAAGATATTACACGGTGTAGAGAAAGTCTCTAATGGCTCGCGAATAGCTTTAAACCTATGGACAGTACCACAAGGTAATAACTCACTATTATAACAATATATAAATATATATTACCTATACCCATAAAAATCATAAGAAATATGCAACTTAGTATGGCGCAGCCATGCCTATAGCGTACCTATAAGGGAACTATACCGTCAGTGTTATGGCAAGGTTAGGGCACCATGCTATCTATCTTCCGGAAGGTTTACCGTCCCAAGGTATAAACATAAGGAGAGTTAGGACCGAAGTCATAGCAAAGGCCTCTAGTGGGTAGTTGAGCATTAGACCTAAGCCTCTTACTCCTATCCAGATAATGCCATGTATGGCTAGTACGCCTAGGCTAAGTACCAATAGGGTCAGTACTGTAGTGCCGGTATATCTAATTAACTTGTCCATATCTATCTCTCTTTATATATACAATATACGAATAATACTTCAGGGTACCAACTTATTCATTAACTATCTCCATCTTATATAATGGGAAGGTATAGGTAGTCTTCTGAGACATCATGTCAAAGGTATAAGTCTTAACCGTAGTAGGGCCGATACTCTCTACATTCATACCACTAAAGCTACTCCAGATGCTATAGGACATCTCTCCTTCTTTACTGGCATAGGCATGTATTGTATATACATTAGCCTTACCCTGGTATCCTATACCGTAGGTAACCTTCATTCTCTCTTCATCCTTCATGGATGATATAGCCTTCAATACCTTCTTACTTGCTGATCTCTTCTCTGAATATGTCATAACCTTTTTATCTTATACCTTAAGATACGAAATTATATGGTAGGATCCAACTAATCACCCAACTATCTCTTCATAAGTACAATATGGCAGAAAGGCAACTAATCTCCATATTATTTGTCTATATAGAGAAAAAAAGAATAGAGGGAGGTACGAGCCTGATGTATCATATCTAATTTCCATACACCACCTATGTTTCTTTCTATACAACCTATATGTTTATATACCTATATCTCTATATGAATATATACACTAGCTATTATTAATAGGCTTCATTGGATAATAGGTCATTCTACGTAGGATCTATATATGTATCCCTTAGTCTCTCCTTATATCTCTTGATTAGAATATCTATGTATAGCCTCAGCCGTACACTACCTTAGACACTATTACTCCATATATGACGAGACACTTCTAAGACCGGAATAACTACAACGGTTGGTAGTTTGGATGGTGGTATCATTTGAGACATTCGTCGAAAATGCGCGTGGCGACCTTCGGTCGAGAGAGAGACGACCCCCCTCACTCTCCCTCAAGCGTTCCATATCAAAGCCCCATCCCTCTAAATCCTCTACTATAGACGCTTCAATGTCTTTTTGTATTCTACAATCTTCTATATGTTCTTCTTCGAACTCATACATTATTCCACTTGTACACATAACTTATTTATTTTAATTTAGTATTATTTTATTAGTCTCTATTGATGTTCTTCTTATATAGTCCTCTACAAAGCCTTCTTCTACCTTATATGGTCTCCATAGTCCTATTGTTAAAGGCTTATACTCATATTCTTTAAACTTTGTAAACTCCATATTAATCCTCTACTTGATTAACTTGATTAAATCCTTAAACACATACTCTTCCTTTATTTCATCATATGCGAATACATTTGCTTTAAAGTCCTCATACGATAGTCCTCCATAGTCCTTCTGGAATACCTCCCATGCTCTGCTATAGTCTAACTTCTTAGGCTCATCCATCCAATCCCATTCTCTTCCGCTATTGATCATATCTTATGCTTCCTCTTATACTTCTCTTCAAAGTCACTACCCTGTCCTATATCTACTATCACAGCATTCTCTGGTAGTACTTTACTCTTAGGAGCTATTATCTGATCTACGACCTTAATGTTCTTAAATACCTTTATGTACTTCTTTATACCTGCTCCTTTAGTATACACTACTGCTATAGGAATTATATTCTGGCTCATTTCTATAATGTTTATATGATTTATATTGATCGTAGTCTTCTTGATTGACCTTATACCCCCAATGCAATAATGATTGTTGAATGCGCGGGCTTGCTTCCCAACTGCCTGTCTCTTCTATTCTAGTATAGATTCTATTACGCCATCTACCTTTCTCTCCACAGAAGTCCTGCCAGCGTCTTATCTGTCTGTTATCATCCTCACCTCTTATACCCATACTGAACTTACAATACCATTCAAACCATCCATAAGGATCTCTCTCATGCATCCATTTCATACGCTTCCAGTACTCATAATCCATTCCAGATCTAATCTTAAACTTATTAAGCCTAGGTTTATATGTCTCTCCTAAGTATAAGCTTGTATCTAAGCCATCGAAATGATGATCGAATAACTCTTGATACTCGAAGTTAGTATACTCTTCTATCGGTAGGCCGAAGTAACAGCCTCCAAATGCTCCTGCTTCTACTATCTCTCTAGGAGTCAGTATAGGGTAAAATGCTAATGAACTCATATTAATGTCTGATTATAGTTTAATGCCTTCTCAATATCGAATGCTTCAACAACGTGACCTTCTTCATATTCATCATAAAGGTCTATAAACATTCTACTTACTCTCTTCATTATGCTTACTGGATAATGAGTTAAATCTCTTGCAGGTTGATCTCCATACTTAATAAAGTCTACTGCTTGCTTCATAGTCTCTGCTCCATTCCATAGATTATTATACTCCTTTAGAATATAATCAGTATCTGTCTCTTCTATATTTCTTATGTTAGAGTGGTAATAAGGAATGTTTAACTTACTACATTCATACCTGATAAGGTTTAGATATTTCATATAGTTATATTCTCTAGCACCTTCTGTGAGGTAGTTATTCCAAACGTAATCTTGACCATAGAAGTCTTTCATCTCTTTCTCAGCATTCCATACTAACCAGGTAGAATGAGTATTATGCGTCCTATAGCCATACCTGTAATAAGGAGGTTGTAGATGGAATACGTTTACTACATTTAATCTTCTAACGTACTGAAGTAGTCTCACATATGAAGCTTCTATATCTCCTCCAGGTATTCCTAGATTAACTTCTATATTACCAGTGTACTTAGACATTTGGTAAGGCCAGGTATTCTCTTTATAATGTCCAGTACCGAATGTATGTGAACATCCTAAGTATAGGTCAACAGGTTGATCTCCTATCTCTTCTATATCGTAGTCACATCTTAGCACCTGCTTATTAATCTTATACTCTATTGGCTTATCTATATACTGCTCAAGATACTTTCTCCTTACATCTGACATAAGGTTCTTCTCAAACGTTTCAGGATCATCTAATCCACACCATTCGTATACTCCAGGGCTTTTCTCTAAGCTTGGATTGACTGGAATGCCGATCTTTGTTCCGTATATAAATTTCTTTAACTCTTTAACCAATTGATTATAATATTTAATGCGATTAATATATTCGTTATTACTGCTTGAGCAACTATAATGGTTCTAAACCTAGCTACTGCATCTGCCTCTCTCTTTGTAGAGCCTACCTTCTCTCCTAAAGCCCTTGCCCAAAGACGCCACATACAAGTGTAATTATAATTCCTACTACTAAAGCAACAAGTACTATACCCATTACTTTATAGTTACCTTCTGTTTGGCGTCTAGTCCGTCCTTGATTGATAATCTCCTTACCTTCGTTATACCAGTGATTGTTCATTAGATTTTATCTTTTAGTTCATACTTCTTTAAATACTGTAGTGATAATAGTTTAGCATATAACTCCTGCTGTAAACTATCTGCTGAGTAAGTATCTGTAAGTGGATGATACGTACTATTCTGCTTAAACCATAGCGCTGTATACTTTTTAGCACTCCGGAATTGCAAGAAGGAATCACATGATGCAATTACCTTCTTTGCTTTCTTATACGTTTGAAATATATTATTCATATTAAAATAAGCTTAGTTGAGTTACAGCGTTCTTTTCGGTAAACTTATAAGCAGCCATTACCTTACGAGTAGGTTCGAACTTATTATTATTCCAATCGAATAACTCTCCGTCCTTAACACACAGTGCATGCTTAGCTACCATTACCATATAGGTACCTTTAGGATGAGACTTCATAAAGCTCTTAAGCGTCTTCTGTCTCCAGATCTCTTCTCCTTTAAGTTTATACAAGTTCTTTACTTCATGCTTCTTAAGTCCATAGACGTCAAAGTCTTTAGTACCTAATTTAAGACCATCGTCTTGAGCTTTTAAGAATAAGTTAGTCATTAGAAGGTTATTAGTTCCCTTCTTATTTTCTCTACCCATCTCTTCTTTACAGAAAGTATGAGCAGTTCTATAACTAACACCAGTAGCAGAAGCTAATGATCGTACAACGCAGTCGTTCTTTTCTGCCTTAGCAAGTGAACAATCTGTCTTTGAATAATTTGAATTTACTGATAAATACATAACCTTTATTGTTTTTAATTATACTTAAATATACGAATAATTAAGTTCCTAGGCAACTATTTGACTAGATACTTCCTTAATATGTTTACACCTTCCATGGCCGATATACCCCATACAGTCACAGCTTAAATTACCTTTAGCATTATGTCGTACAGTATACTCCTTATCAGAAGAACCAGACTTGAAAGACCATCTCTTCTCTTCTACAAATAACTCTTCGAAAGGATTCTTTTCTACCATAATATCGTTTACTGTTGTTTTAGGATGAACCTCTATCCATGATGGAGTATGATAGGTCTTACCATTAATATTCAAAATACCTCCTTTGCCTACATTGCTATAAGGTACTTTGTACGCATGTCTCTTAACCCATAGGTTACTTGGAGGATTGCTTACTGAAAGTGCTCCTTCAGAATATACAATCTCTCCGTTTACATTCCATAACGCCATATTATTCAGCTACGTAAGTACCCATCCAACCAATTCTATTAGGAGTACTAAGGTTAAACATTCTCATTGACATATCTCCTCCTCTTCGGTTCTTACTGAAGAAGAAAGTTCTATCACCTTCTTTAGTCCATTTCATATGAGCCATTCCAGTCATCATATGCTTGAATCTATTACTACCAGCAAACTCTCCGCCTTTAGTAACTTGTTGAATAACTAAGAATGCAGTATTTACTTTATCCTTATTCTCTCCCATATTATGCTTTTCGAATAAGTTAAGCAATTCAGTCTCAGCTTTCTTAGAAGACATCCATCCTTTCGTAGTATCAACAACAGCATTTTGAATCTCTGCCATTGAATCGATAAGTACTGAATCCCATCCTTCTGATAGAATAGACTTAACAACATCTAAAGCATTCTCCTCGCAGTAGTCTCCCATAAACAAAATAGGAAGCTGTCCAAACTTAGGGTAACGTTTTACATATCCAACCATATCAATCTGATTCATCTCACCAGAGATAAACAAAACCTTTTGACCTTTAGCTTGTAAGTCAGCAAGCATATCAAGCATTACTGTAGTCTTACCAATACCAGGATCACCTACGATAGCATAGTTAGTACCTTTCATTAGTCCTCCTTCAGAAGAGAAATGAGAGTCAATAACTCTACCAGACTTCATAGGACGGAACAATTGTGGATCAAAAGATAGATCCGACATTTTTACTGTTTGTAAATTCATAACCTTTGTATTCATATATATAACCTTTTTATCTTATACCTTAAGATACGAATAATTAAGTTACTAGGCAAGCTTTTACCTAGTTATTTCCGGACCTTATGTAAATTACTTCCCCATCCAGTTCTTCTATCCATAGCTGATATCTCTTTAGCCACATTAGGATCTTTAATAACCTCTGTCTCACAGTAGGTAGTCTTTCCGGAAATAATATTCCTTACATACCAAGCACTAGTAGTTGAACACTTTACACACGTCTTAGTATCTGGTAATGCTTTTATCCTTAACGGATTTATCTCCTTGGTACATTTACAACAGTTCATATTAAAATGGTAAGGGTTCGTCTTTAACTTTAGCAACAGGTTCTGAGATATCTTCTAGCTTTCTATAGCTCATAGAGGCAAAAGGCTGCTCTCCTATCTCAGTAACATTAGGTCTTCGATCATGTTTATCGAATGCACCTTTAAGTTTATGAGCTCTTTTACGAGCCATATAATCATTCTCTGCATAGACATACATGTCCATCGTAACTACATAACGTTTTTTATCTTTCATAACCTTTATTATTTATACGTAAATATAAGAAAAATAACGCAGGGAGGCAACTCCTCCCCAAGTTATTAATAGAATTTATTCTTGGTCGGTTAGATTTTTATTGTAGACCAAGTTAAAAATATCGTCGGCGAATTCGGGTGTAATCGAATTAGAATCTAATAGACCTTGAGTAATTTTTTTGATGTTGTCGTCGGTGTGGTAAATTGGTTGATTCATAGAAGAAATAAATTAAGTTAATTAATAAGAGAGCCTATCTCTCTTTCTTTAATACTTAAAGATACGAAATTTATTTCAATATACCGGAGAGTAACTAAGTTATTTTACGTTAGGTTTCCCCATCATTACCTTACGGTGCTTCTGTCCTCCAATTACTCTATCGTATGAACCATCTTCATGCCATACTATCTCTTTACCTTTTAGAGCATTTCTGACTGTTTCCTCATCGTTTACTATTGCTACTCCTTTTGCTTTTAGAATATCTAGTATCTTTCCGGAAACCTCTATGTAATAACCATTTTTATTTAAAGTGCTAACTGTCTTAGATACTGCTGCTGATCTAGCAGGCTTTGTACCATCATGACCCATCCCTACTAACTTAGTTCCTCCTGATCTCTTCTTAGTCATTATAGCTGCATCATCTTCAGGATCGTCATCCAAGTCAATAACCTCATATCCATCTGCTGCGGTATCGATATCATTAGAGCTTTTGACATTTGGATGACCTCCCAAAGGAGCATAAGCATTATCGATCATTTTAAATAGTTCATCTGAATTGTCTTGAACTTCAGCTGAGGATAATGGTCTCCAGTCGTTTTCTAATAGTATTCTAGTTAACTTCATCTATTACTAATTTAGTATAAATAGCTTTAAAAGTATTAAGGTCTGTTCTATGCCCCATACCCTCTACTTCGGTCCAGCTCTTAGCTAGATCCTTGTACACTCTAGTTGCTTTAGGATCAACAACATCATCCTCAGTACCTACTACAAAGTTTCTTTCCCAATTAGTTTCACCATAAGTAACTCCTTCAGGTTCCATAGATCTACTATGAAGAGCAGGATTAAAGAGAAGTACCTCTGTATCTATATGACTACCTAATGCATCGGCAAAATAACCACCCATAGAAGAACCTATAATTAAGTCAGGCTTATCTAACTTAGCTAACTTTAATAACGATTCAAACAATGCAAGGTCATTGTAGTTCATATAAGGAGCAAATACTTTATCAGCATTTTCACATAGGAACTCTACCTTCGGACCTCCGACACTAGACTCTAAACCGTGTAAATACCAAACATTCATATCGTAACCTTTTATACCTAAATATATGAAAAATAACGCAGGGAGGCAACTTTAGCTACACTTACTCTTAATTTCTTTATACAACTCTTCTGCGTAACCCGCTGGGTCTTCGATGTGTGCTTTGGTAGATTCCATTTTACCTATAAGGCAATTTTTAAAATGCTTACCACTTTTACCTTTTAGTAAAGTTTCTATTGCACATGCTTTCATCCAAGTTCTTGGATCATTACCTTGAACTGAGGACTTTACGTCGTCAATTGCTATCATACACTGTATTGCGTCTGCCATAATTTATTTGTTTTTGTTTTTCATTCCAAAGTAAGTTCCTAATATTCCTATTATACCTGTAATTGATATTTGTATCAAATGTATAATTGATTCATCTACTGGTCTGTTTTCTTTAAGAGAAATAATAAAGTCTCCTATTATTAACATTCCAAGTAAAACGATTATACCTACCGATAAAAGAAAAACTATCTTATCTTTCATTATAATTAGTTTGTATTATAATTAGTTTGTGAACCGAGCAGGATTCGAACCTGCGACCGTCTGCTTAGAAGGCAGATGCTCTATCCAGCTGAGCTATCGGTCCTTACTCCTAGAAGTTCTCAGCCAAGATCTTATTAATATCTTCTCTCGACTGCCAACCTCTTACATCATCATCTCCATCAACAAGGACCTCAAAGCTTGATGCATCTTCTACTCTTTGACATTCAGCTCTGTTACCAGCTCTAGATGAACTGTACATACCATCACCACATACGATTGATATACTCTTACCGCCTTTCTTTTTCGACCCTTTTATTTGAGTCATAATAGCTCCTTTAATATGAGGGTGATCTAAGAATAATAAATTATCAAATGTTATCATAACTTTTATTTTTAAGCGTTAACTACGTTATCTCTATATTGCCATATTAATGAATCAACATTACTCATACGAACCTTTTCATATACTACAGGCTCTCTATCGTATACTTTAAGCTCTATGTTACAAGACTTACCTGAAGCAGTCTTACTTACTATCCTAGCAGAGTCAATACCTCTTATAGTCCAGTCCCATTTAATATCCATAGAACCTTTCTTTCCTTCTTCGAATACTAATCCTTTACCTTCAAGCAATTCTGTAGCTTCATCAATTTCAATAGTATTAATCTCATTCTTTAAGTTAGTAATAGAAGACTCTACTTTATAAACTTCGGTTCTAGCATCGTCTATTTCTTCTTTATTAGTTAACCTAACAGTATTCATTTCAGCTAATAAATCATCTCCATGATCTAAAAGTACTTTAGCTACTTCTCCGTTAGTAAAGATTCGTTCTAACTCCCATTGAGAATTATCTGAAGTAGAGTAAAGACTAGTTTCAATACTATCAAACTCGCTAGTTTTCCAATCTTCATGGAATCTAATAGTCATTAATTCTTTATCGTAATTGTAGTCTTTGTTAGGTCTCTTAATCTCATAAGAACCTCCTGAGTATCCATAAGTTGGTTTAGAGATATATACATCGTCTAAGGTAAACTCACCTCCGAAGTATTTCTGCATTACGTTAAACATAGCATCAACTCTGCTATCTTCTAACTTCTTTTTAGTAACGTTTAACTTTTCTAATAATTCTTGCTTCTTAACGATGATCTCGTTGATAATTTCAATTTTTGTCATAACCTTTATTTGTCTTATTAATATACCTTAATATACGAAAATTTAAGTTCCTAGGCAACTAAATCAATGTATTCTTTTCAATTAAGTTACCTTTTTTCGTCCACACAACTAAGCAGTTTCTATAACCTTCTTCTACTAGAGTTAGCTCATGAGGAACATTAGAACCGAATATTACAGTTGTACCAACTTCTTTACTTACTACTTTATCTCTAACGATTAAATCACCTCCTTTATAAACTTCTTCAGGAGTTAATTGAATAATACAAGTCTTATGTCTTTCAGGACCATCTATATGTTTGGTAAAAAACCCTCCTTTGAAATACCTTACGTAGTTTAAGAATGCTCCATCTAAGTTTTGAAATCCTATAGGTTTTAATTTCTCTAATAGAAAGTCTTTTAATGGACCTTCTGGTTGACCTAGTTCACATTGCTCTGATATTCTCTCTTTATCGTTCTTTATCCTAGTCAGCTCAGGTGATCTATTCCAATCATAAGAAACAGTACTTTCGTGGTAATCAGTAGCATGATCTAATAACCAATTACATTCTTCTTCTGTAAATAATAATTGCTCTTCCATTAACCGAATATTTCTACTCTAATATCTTTTTGCATTTTGAATCCCATTGCATCTAATTTTATCCTTCCCTCAGTAATCATTCGATCCCATCCACAGAAGTAGACTAATGGTTTATCATCAGTATTGATATCATTTAGGTAATGTTCGTGAACGTGTCCTTTCCTAAAACCTAGTTTATCTTCTTGTGACAGAGTAGGTATATAGTTAAAGTTAGGTAACTCTTTAGCTATCTTTTCAAACTCTTGTCGATACAGTAAATCAGATTCTCTTCTAGTACCAAAATATAGATTAATTTTCTTAAAAGGTATCTTCTTATTGTAAATATTATTTATCATTGAACGAAAAGGACTAACTCCTGAACCTGTTGATACAAAATAGATATCTCTCTCTAGTAGATTATCAGGAAGAGTAAATACTCCCATAGGACCTCTGTAGATAATTTCGTCTCCAATCTTTGCTTCATTAAATAAATAATCTGACATTTTACCTCCTGGAAGATATGTTACTATAAGTTCAAACTTATTAGTATTGTCTGGGTATGAAGCAACAGAATAGTTTCTAGTAAGCCAATCACCTCCAGAACCCCATTTGTCATTCCAGGGTATACCTATCTGTACTAGTTGACCAGGGATGAAGGTAATATTATCGTATAGAGGAGATTCAAATATAAACCTCCAGTTCATTTTTGTCTCTTTAATTATGTCTACTAAAACTGCTACGTTCATTATAAAATGTTTCTTATGAATTCTGTTATGAATATTAATACAAATACCGGCCAGAGTAAAACTTGTGATGCAGCTTCACGGAATGTAAACCTCTCACCCATCCTACCTTCAAAATGTTTAATGGTATAGTACTCTAACCAGTCTTTCCATACCATTCCAATCAGAATGTATATTAGTAATTTAGATATTATATAAATCATAAGCTTTTTATTTTTTTAGTTAGGTAATTAGCAAATAAGTGATTTCCTTCCCAACTCCAATGAAAATCACCTATTTTACCTTTTGTTGCAGTATTAATTGTCTCAAATTTGCCAGCGATATCGGGTAAGTCCCACAGATAACACTTCACTCCTTTTGTTGCTAGGTACTCCGTTACTAACTTAACTCTAAAAGTATGTTCACTTCTAATATGAAGATTGTTAGGAGATTTATAATTAGCATTGTAGTTGTATACAGCACTCAACATATCCTCTGGTGTTCTTGTATGTATAGCAATTTCTTTACGGTACTGTTCGAATTTTTGAGTACTAGGAAATATGTTGTAGTATCGCGGTGAGTAATGCCCACCAGCCGTTGGAATGCTAGTAGTAGTACAGTATGTAGGTTTACCTTTGCAACCAGTTTCTTCTTCAGTTGAAGTTAAAGTTTTTCTAGAAGCGATGCCATGAACAAAGTCCGTACGTTCAATAAAGCCTATAGAGACAATAACCATATCTCCTTTCTTAAACTTACCTAAATCTGCTAGAAGCTTATAAAAGACTGTATCATTAGATAATCCTCCGACTCCTTGATTAACTACTTTATCAGCTTTAAAATTATCTCCTAAAGTATCTAACCAGAACTTATATCCATTAGGGTTAGGTATGTTAACCTTCTTATCATCTCTTATTAAAGGTATTCTAGTTCCATCTCCTGCTGTAAAGCTATCTCCGTATCCGTATAGAGTCATATATTATGTTGTTGTAGTTTTCCAAAATACTTGTATGCAAATCAATACCATACATAGAGCTAAACTAACCCATGTCTTAGAGTTCATTCCTTCAGCAAAGTGATAATTAATCATTAATGCATATAGAAACATACCAATGCTAAATCCTATAAATCTAGCTGGCCATAGTAGACCATTCATTCCGGAAACTGTATACTTAGTTCCATAAATGTAGAAGTAAGATAGTATAATACCAGCTGCTGCTACCCAAAACTCGTTCTTTCTAAACCAATCAGTCTTAAGAAATTGACCATTTAGTTGATAGAAAGTTAGCAGGTGGGCACCTAAGAACGCTAGGCACCCAATAGCCAAATCAGTAAATTTAAGCATAGATTGTAAATCGTTCGGTGTTAGTCTTATTAATTAATTTTCTAAAGATCGTTCGGCCTTTTGGTTTCCGTGATAGTTGCTCGTAAGTATATCCGTCGATGTTTATGTGTTCACCGGGGATTACTAATTCGGAAGTTTTTGCGTTGATCTTCAATCGGGATAAGAAATACTTTTCAATCATATAACATTTGTTTAATTATTAATAATATGTAAAGATAAGAAATATTAAGCAGGATTCAAACTGTCTGCTATTAATCTTTTAAATTTAGTTGTTGACCAACCATGGTCTCTATTCATATAGTGAATAGGTATTTTTAAATTGTCTCCAGTGAATGGTTTGTTAATATAATCATCACCTAAGAATCTTATATCAAACTCACCCATCTTAAGCAAATCTAATAACTGTTCTTCATATGTATACCTAATAACATCGTCTACATATTTAAGACTCTCTAACATTTCTTTTCTTTCGCTTGATGAAAGAATAGGTCTCAATTTATGAGGTCTTTCTATCGAAGGGTCAGTATGTAAGAGTACGATTAGACAATCACAATTCTCTTTCATCTCTTTAAACATCGCAATGTACCCTGGATGTAGAACGTCGAAGTTCCCTGCTATTACTCCCTTAGACATTAGAAAAGAAATGTATTGTCCATGCGATTAATCCGTTAAGCTGAAGAACTACTAAGTTCCATTGTCTTCTAACTGATACTTGAATAAGCACACAGCAGAAACCTAGCATATACATCATAGGCTCTAATGTCCATTGACCTGCTATTAAAAATCCTACTCCCATATAACCAATTCGAGTACCTAACCTTTGGGTGGGTGATAACCTCTTATCCCTTACCATCTGGCGTAGTATTGATCTCCACCAGCTCTTAAAATTATTCATGCTTACAGTTTTTATCATGCTTATTAAACCAGCCACCACATTTACATTTAATCCAGTAGGCGGTTGTTGCTATAAATGGCGATCCTGCCATTGCTGTCCATATATTAGGATGCCAGTGTTCTCCACAGAATCCAAGTGTGTGTCTAATTACTTCAATCATAGAATAATAAATATCATTCGATTATCTCAACATCAGTCCAAGCAGCTAAATGAACTACTTCTCCATTATCTCTAGTACAGTAACTATACATTCCGTCTATATTTCTAAAGTTAAGAATCTCTCCTCCCTCTACCATAGGTGAAGCAGGAGGGATTTTTATATCCCCCACTACTTTAATCCTACTATTTCTAGGTACGTTATAAAGCTCCATTATACTAAAGCAGTTGCTAGTTTAAATAACTCTTTATTGACCTTAAGATCTTTTTCAAAAGACTTAATCTTTCTAACCTTTCTAACTTTAGCTCCAGTTAAAGCAGCATGAAAGTCTCCTTGAGTAATCTTCTCTTGGATAACGTTAAAGACTTTCCATAGATCACTTCCTTCATCTTCTTTCCTTTTAGGATCTAAGATGTCGATAATAGTCTCATCATCGTAGTTAAACTTCTTAGCTTTTTCTGAACCTGGAGTTATACCAGCTCTTACTAACATAGCATCTAAAGCTAACTTGTTCTTCTCTTCTTGAGTTAAGATTCTATTCTTCATTTGATTAAGAACCTCTACTTTATTCGGAAGATCTTCAACAGCTTGATTAACAACTCCTCTAAGCTCTTCAAAAGTATAACCTTTATGTTTGATCTTAAAATCAGAAAACTGTTCATCAGCAACTACAAGTCCATTAGAACAAACTAATCTAAAGATACCAACACTAAACTTAAATGCTTGCATACCGTCATGAGAGTTAGTCATGATAATTCTAGGAAAAGAATCATCTCCATCTTTACCTTTAATCTTTAACTCAGGGTTCTGGAAAGCAATCATATGCTTACTAAAGATAGTAGAGCCTCCTCTACCTTTTCTTTGAGCTGCTTGAACTGGTTTCCAACCTAATTTATCTAAATCATCTATAATCGTTTCTGTATTAACGAATAGATATTTTTTACTAACCTCTGGGTTAGTAGGTGCTTGAGCGAATGCTAACGGACATGATTCCATTAGTTGCTCCTTAGTCATATAAGACTGCTTTTCATTGAAACTTAACATTACATCTGCCATAATAATAACCTTTTTTAATTTATATTAGTAACTTATTTATACTTAAATATAAGAAAAATTAAGTTCCTAGGCAACTAAAGTAACAGTTTTTTCCTAGTAAATCCATAATAATCTGTAAATAAGTAATCACCTGTTAGCCTCTCATATTCTGCTTCACCAAGTGTAAGTTTAGTTCTCTTACTCTTACCTAAATAAGCTTTAGTAACATCCAAAACAGCATCTTCTCCAAAGTACTTCTTTAAAGTATAGATTGTCATTGCCTGATACATTAGTACGTCTTTGTTGAACCCTCCTATATGAGCTAATTTATGCTTAGTTAGGTCAAGTATGTTACATAAGTCTTCATCAGATGTAATATTGTACTTTCTCTTATGAAAGTCGTAACATTCATTACAGGAGTAATGATTAACAAAAGTAAAAGGATACTTCATAGGTTCCTCACAGTACACTTTCTCTTCGAAGTTTATTGTATCTATTTCAGGTACTTCGATTAGTTCATGCCTAGCTAATAGAAATGAATCTTTTCCGTTCTTATCCTTATGAGCTAATTGTGCTGCTCTATATTCAGGACTGTATTCAGATAAGTACAAAGGAACTACTAGCTGCTCTATAAAGCATGCTGAGTTCCAATCAGTAAGTATCTCTCTATTGTTGTTAGCTATCCATATTGCTTTCTCTACAGCTAATTTAAATGTCTCTGTATCCTTTACTCCTACTATATTCATATTAGGAATCAGTTCTGGAAATATAAGGTCAGTAGGGAACCTTGTTGGAAGTTTTAATGTGTATAAGTATTTTAAGTAGGTAGAAAATATATCGTGAAACCATCTATCTTGTAAGAACCTATGAAGAGCTTTATGCTTCTTTCCTCCTTTAATATACCCATCCTTTCTAAATCCTATTCTATTTTTATCTGGATGAGAGAATAAGAAAGGAGATGTTTTATCATAAATGTCTAGCTTAGTACCGACTATCGTATCTAAATCAAAATGTATAAATGGATCGTCCTGAGCTAGAAATGCTTGAAGTTTTACCTCTGAAAATATTTGTGCTTTTTCCTCTGCTAATACCTCTACGTCATATTCATAAGGAAACTTCATAAGTTCAAAAGCTGCTTTATGATGCTTATTAGTATACAGAGTAACTTTACCGTAGTGTTTTTTTAAGAGGAGTGAACTAAGCTTAGCTATGTACGCGTAACTTTTATTTATAGGCATAGCTATTTTAGGATCTCTATAGTTAATAAAGCTCTGTATAATATTAACTTTCTTCATCCTAGTAGAGTTTAACTGCTTCTAAAAGCTTCCAAGTATCAATAGCTTTATCTGGATCACTTGAGTTTTCATGGTAGTGCTGTAAGCAAGAGGTAAGAGCTGTTTCCCATTCTACACTATTCAGAGATATTACGTAAGCATTCTCAACATTAACAAAACTTACTTCAAATAGATCAGCTACCTTCTTACGTTTCATCATAGCATCTTGTATACATTCTACTATAACATCAGTAATTGCTTCTGTTTTAGTTCTAAATAGAGTATCAAATTCTTCCGGGTTTTCGAATTGTATTTTTTTCATTATCCTCTGCTTCCTGATACCTTATTAGCATTTTCGTAATAAGGACTATTAACTATCTTTTCATTCCATTCTCTTTCTACTTCGATATTAGTACCGAACATATACAAAGGTAAATGATTACAGTCTACAGTAATGAACTTGATATCTTTCATATCTTTCATACCTAAACCTGGTTGACGTTCTGGTTTAGAATAACGTCTATTACCGTCAAATGATCTAAACTCTCTAGAAGTAACTCTATACCAGTTCTCTTTTATCTTAACCTCCAGTACTGCTTCGGTAGGAAAGTCATATCTCATCTTCTCAAGATGACCTCTTTTTTCTGCCATAACCTTTATTTATTTATTATACCTTAAGATAAGAAAATTAATGCATATCTGCAACTAAATTAAATATATTTTGCCCTAATACTTTTTGTACTCCTGCATCATAATGTCTTCCATCAAATCGTCTCCAATATAAAGAAGTACCTAGCATCGATTCAAAGTTACCTTCATGAAGTAATAGAGGTCTTAAATCTATCCAATAGGGGTTAAGCTCTGCATCATATAAACTTTCCGGAAACTCTTCAGGGTGAAGTATAACTAATCTACCTCCTCTATTTTCTACAAACTCTTTAATTAACATAATAGACTGAGCTATATGTGTTATGCTTATGTTTTTTAGTTTAGTGCCATTCTGTCTGAATGTTATATTAGCATTAGAATTGCCAACGCCTAAAATAACTATAGAATCTCTTAGGTCCATATCCTCACAGTTACTAGCAAAGAAAGGAAGTACTCCTTCTATGTCAGAATCTTTAGTACTGTAGTTTTCTAATGTACAATTAGGAATAAGTTTAACTAGATGTGCTCCCCAAGATTGTGTTTTACGTAATTTAATTACTTCCTCACTATTTTTTAATAGCTTTTCATACATTGCACCATAGAACTCTTGATGCAGCTTAGGAAACTCGTTTGGTTTAGCAGTCTTTATTTTTAATTTCCAATTGTTAGCTCTGTACTCATTAGGAATAGGACCTAAATGACCGTAAATACCTGGCCATTCAGCTCCATCTCCTCTAGCGTGTGAGTCTCCAATAATTATTAATCTCTTATACTCCATTTAAATTTAATTTATAACCGTTGAACTGAATCATATACGAAGTAATTTTAGTTCCGAATCCGTCTTTTCTTACCTTGCCAGTTCTAAACCATTTTCTAACACTACCTGCTCCTCCTAAATGAGCTGCTGCAAGTAATCCTGATTCTGTAATATATACTCCATGTACTACAGTTCCACTGTGTTCTTCTATTAATTTACGAAGTCTTTTTTTATTATACAACAAAAGTTTTTGCATTGCCTTTTCCTGTATGTATGGGCTATTTAAGAATTCATCCTTCGTTACTTTGAATCCTAATCCTTTCAAAGTAGACTTACCAAATTGGTACCTACCCATGTAACCGTATTTGTTAACAATTTGATATCTGTTTCCAGACTCTCTATGTCCGATAGCATCTAAGAACTGTAAATGTCCTTTGATTACTACATTAACTTCTAACTCTGGGATTGTTTCTGCTTCAATTATTACAGCAGGTTTTGTTTCTATTTCTATTGGTGCTATTATAGCATATCGCTTCTTTACTGTTGTGAATGCCATTACTGTAAACATAATAATAGCGCACAAAATAATTGTTCGAAATTTATTCATAAAATAGTTTTAGTTAAACATATCAAGGAAGCCTGTTCCTATCCTTTTTTCTCGTAACTTTTCATTACGTTCATGTTGCTTTACTAGGTCGTCAGCAACTTTTCTCTCGAGTGGTTTCTTCTTCTTCCAAGTAGAAAATTTATTATTTTTCTTCTTTTCCATACTAATAAATAGTTAAAGCCTTGAGATATATTCACTTCCATCTTCTTCCTCATCATATAACCCTAGTTCTCTTAAGTGTTCTATATGAGCTTGATTCATCTCCCAATCGGGCTCATCAACTTTAGTTTTGACGTAATCTTCCATTGCCTCTGCTTGTTTCTCTTCGATTGGTGACTCGCCATATAGAAAGGAGCAATTGTAACAGAGAAACTCAATGTTATCAAGGTTCCAATTTTTTTTATTTTTATCTTTAAAATTGAGAATAATAGGTACTTTTAGGTCTGTAACTCTTCTTTCTGAGAATCCACATCTATTACATTTCTCTTCTATCAGGCCTTCAAATAAAAGTCTCTGTTTTATCTTTCTAGCATCAAAATGTTCTATAGGTACTCTACCTTCCAATAAGTCCATAAGAGGAATTTTATCAGTACCAGCCAAAGCAAACTTAGGTATGCCTTCACCAGCTTGATTCTTATGAGCTTCCAGAAGAGTAACTCCTTCTTCATCTTTGTACATCTTAGCGTACTTCTTATAATGATTATAAGACACATGAAGGTACCTGGCTGCTGCCATATTAGATCGAGTCATCTTCTGGGCTCTAAGGATATCTTCCTTTGTAATTATCTTAGAAGGTCTAGCCATTTAGTAGTTATCGCCTAGGTCAGGGTCTTGACTTGTGGCTACATTATCTTTTATGGATTGTGAAACTGCATTCTCATCTCTATCTACTTCATCATAGTCTAGGATTTCAAGCAAGCCTTTCTTATCACCTTTCATTTCTGCTTCTGCTGCAGCTATACTTCTAGCTCTAGATGCATCCATGATGATAATATCATTGTAAGTATGGTCTCCTGATCCTTCTACTGTGGTAATACCTACAACAGATTCTACTGTCGAACAGTCAACACAGAAGTTGTATCCGTATTTAGTTTTTCTAAGTTCAGGGTAAGGTTCGCCGCATTTCGGGCAAGGGATCATAACTAGGTCTTTTACATTCATATAACGATTATTTATTTATACTAAATATAAGAAAAAATACGCAGGGGAGCAACTTATTAGTTAGTTATTTCACTAATTACGTTCCATACTTCTTCAGCTGTCTTAAACTTAACAACCTCTTCTTTTTTTCCTCTTTGTATAGTAATAGTACCGTCCCAGTCCTTATCAGGATGTAATTGGAATAGGTACATTTGAATTAAACCAAGTTGTTCTTTATTAAATACTAATTTTAAAAGGTCCTCTATGACTGCAAAGAACTTATCTTCGTAAGTAGTCATATCAACTCCTATCTCGCTACTCATGAAATCTCTTCTATCTTCGATTTCTTTCATATGCCTCATTATTCGTATAAATGCCAATTTCGTCATAGTCACTTTGTCTGGGGATATAGTTTTTATTCTGTATCCTAGTTTATGTACGGAGTATAAAGCTGCTCTTAATACCTTCTTAGGTTCTTTCATATCTTTTCGACTTCAAATATTTTCGTAAAACTTTCAACAGTCATATTTTTCATCCTAGCAAAATTAGATATTGCTGCATTTAAATTACTAGCAGGCCAAGTATTAATTGCCTCTTTCTTCTTATCGTTCTTGATGTAAAATTTATAACCTGCCATAATGTTTTCTATATTTCTGTTCCTGGTTCTTCTTCTGATCGTGGATTCTGTCCTGAGAGTGCTTTACGAATTATCTTATCAAAGTATTCAATGTAGATAAAAAAGCCTATAATAGTTTTGTCTTTTAAGTTTCTATCTCTTTCAACTCTTAGCTCATACTCAGCTAAACCTTGCTCTAATCTTTTTTCAAGTTCAATAGCAATATCATTCTGTTCAGTTGTAGTGATAGAACCAAACTTAGTAGGTAGGAATTGAACCTTAACTCCTTTCTTCTGAGGATCTTCGTTAGTATCAATTTTAAGAACAAAAGTATGTCCTGCAAAATTAATCTTTGCTGCTTCTGAGAGAACAGACTTAATATACGTTTCTAATTTTTTCATTGTTATAGTCTTTTATATAAATATCAACCGAATAGCATTTGTTTACCATTACTAGCACCTTCATTAATAATTTTATGGCTGCTTACAGCTCTATTTCTACAGAATTGAGTAATTGACCACTCTATATTATCTGTTATTAGTTCTATTTTGTCCTTTTCGCCTGAAGCGTAAGTGAACTCAACTAAGTATTTCTTCTTCATATTTGATAATGTTAATTGATAGATTGCCTAGAGGTACTCTACCAGGGTTAGGTTTATTTTGTTTCAGAATAGCACTCATCTGTCTTATATAAATATAATCTTGCTGTGTAAAGTTATTACCGTCTACTTCTATCAGTATATGGTTTTGCTTTTCATTGTCATAAGGTTTAATTCTATCGTATAAGTCTGTGACTGTGCGTGTTTGCTCTGTTTGTATGTAAGGTTTATAATCTATATCAACATATAAATTATCCGCCCAAGGTTCTAACTGACCTATCTGTTCTGGTTTACAGTTTTTTATAATAATACCTTTATCGTATTTAGGATAAATTATAGGGTATTGAAAGTTATCATTCTGTATCCAATCACCCCATTTACGTTGGTACTCTCTTTCACAACGAGTCATTATCTCTCTATAGTCAGGATTCTCTATTCCTACTCCTGCGTTCCATTTATGTCCTCTACAGGTCATATGATAAACTAAAGAGTCTCTAGACTGAATCATTTCATATCCGTTATTAATCCACCTATTAAATATATCTGAGTCTTCATATCCAAATGGAGCAAACCTTTGATCATGTCCTCCTATTGATAAATGATCTTCTTTATATAGCATCCAAGGAGCAAATATACCTTTAGTAGTATCATTAGTACTATCAGCTTTTTCCTGAGTAACAAACTTCTCAAAAGCATCCCACATAAAGTTATGAGCTTCATCACCAAAGTTCCTTACTATCTTTTCTCTTCCAGCAGGATGAATAGGAGGTTCAATTCTAGTAGCACATACTACTTTTCCTCTCTCTAAATGCTTTAACATATTTTCAAAGTACCCAGGTCCTATAATCATATCTGAATGTAGAATAGAGACTATATCTGTCTCAGCTATTCTCATACCTTCGTCATACCAATACGTATGACCTTTACGTTCAGTAGCTAATACTCTGTTAAGTCTTTCATCACTTAAACTAATTAACCATTCAGCTGTTCCATCTTCTGATGCATCATCTATGATGATAATATCTACATCGCCTCCGTACCTTTTAATACTTTCGTAAGTATTTTTAAGATGAGGTAATGTATTGTATGTAGGTATAATTACTGTATGCCGCATATCATTCCGTTTATATCTTTTTTAGGCATTCCACCCCACTTCTTGTAGAACTTATTAGCATTAGCTGCCTCAGCTTTCTGCTGCCTATCAGATGATTTATTATCATTCTCTTCTAACCTATGTGAACCTCTAGCACCGAAGTGCCATACTATAGATTTGGTTGGCATTAAGAACTTTCCTCCTTCATTTAACATCCTGAGGAACAAATCATAGTCATCCCATGAAGTAGGAGCAAATAGAGGATCGTTGCCACCAATATAATCCCACCAAGACTTTCGAACAAGGCCGGAAACACCTTCGCCTTTAGGTATTTCAAAGTCATTAACATCTGCAATTTGTTTAGCATACTCTATTAGTTCTTTATCTTTAAACTCATCATGGTAAGCTCCGAATGCTTCTTTAGGTACAAAATGCGTACCAGGTCTATCCGAGTCGTTAAACATATTAGGTTCTATTCTAAAAGAGTTTACCCAGAGCTTTTCATCATCATACTTTTCATGAACTTTCATTAGTTCTAAATCCCAATTAGGAGTAACATAGAAGTCTGAGTGTAAGAACATAATGTATTTTGTCTTTACTTTCTCAGCACAGAAGTTCATTCCTCCTCCTATACCTTTTGGCTTATCGTTTTGATCGACATAGTAAGTCACATTATAACTTTCAGCAAATCCTTTCAACCATTCATTAGTACCGTCTGTACAATTCTCTGCATGTACTATAAACGGAGCATCTTTATAATATGAATGCTGTCTAACTGATCTAATTGCTAGTTTTAGATAAGGTAAATTATTATATGTACTAATACAAAATGTTATCATAGGTCTCTTAAAAATTTATTCATAGCATTAACTGACTCCTGAGCATACTTTTTAAACACTTCATCATTTCTAGTAGCATTTGTACCTACTCTCTTATTTGGATGCTTGTAGTTATGCCCTTTTAACCTTGTTGTTATGCATACTTGAGGTATACCTTTAGCTCTTAAGAAATATTCTAAACAAGTATCTTCTCTAACAAAATGCATACCTGGAGCTATAAAAGGAGTTTCTATTCCTCCTGATAAGCATACAGTACTCCCGTCTAACTTATGAGGTACTTGTTCTATCTTTATATCACCAGATTCATCATTAAATTTATCTAGCTCTTTTTGAGTAATATAGTCTTTATACTTCCAAGGTGACTCTAGTAACTCTATACAGTCATCTTTATGTGGATTACATTTACAAGGCTTACTGTATCCTCTTAACTTTTCATGAGTAACTACATCCCAACTGTTATCCCACATTGGTCTTCCTGCAAATGTAAGTGCATGTGGTTGATCTATATTAACTGAGTTTAGTATAGCGAAAATGTCTCTAGGTAAAATCGTATCTGTTTCACCCCATACTGTATACTTTGCATCAGTATCGTAAATTTCTCTCCTCCAATCAGCTATATTATAAAATGGATCATCATTAGTCTTTATAGTTACTTCCGGATTAAAGTCTCTAAATAGAGGATGAGTTGTATGTTTCTTAAGCATATACTCAAAGTTATCTATTTCTGGTTGTTCTATATATGTCTGAAAGTTAAAGCATATCTTTACTTTTACTTCTACATCAGGAGCAGCTCTCAATGCATTTAGTACTGAGTGCCAGCATTCATCTATCATATTAGATTCATACCACATATGGTGTACTTGGTATACTATCATAGCCAATTGCTTTGTAAGATTATTCCCATATAAGTATCTTTGATCTTATCTCTAACTGCCCATCCATTCTTTATTTCAAAGTCATAAAGCTCTTTCCAATGGTAAACTTTAAATAAAGGTCCACATGGAACTATATCGATAGGTCTAGCCGCTAGTAAGTACTCTCCGTAAGTTAAAGTCTCTCTAAAATGGATTCCAAACTGTTGCTTCATTGCCATTTGAAAGTCTTCCATCCCAATCTTATGTTTAGCAAGATAGTTCTCTTCAAAATGCTCCAATACTACCCTATTCCATAAATGAGGATTAGGTCCGTAATCGTAAATCCTATTAGACTTACCTCCAAATATTGATCTGTATGCCTGAACAGCTTTAGCATATCCAGTCTCACTATACACTCCGTTCTTTAAATATGATTCATACTCTGACTGTTGTACATTCTCATGAATAATAGTATAGGGAATATTATCATAAGCTATAAAATCAGCTTTGTAAAAATCTCTGATAAAGAAACTATCTGAGTCTAGTATTAGTATGTTGTCTGCAGGTATTGCTTTGAATGCATGTAGCTTAATTAACATTTGATTCTCCCATCCTGCTAATACATTATAAGGAATATAAATCTCTTCATCAGTAATAACAGTACAATCAAAACCATCTAATGTTTCCTTTAAAGCATCTACGTCAGATGCAGGGCAAGAAAAGTAAACAGGTAGTGAATCTTTATTATGTTCTGTTAACGAATCTACTAGCTTAACAATTCTAGAGAAGTCATTTACATATGTCTTACAGTATAGTGCTAAATTATAATTCATCTAATGTTATTCGTTCAAATCGTTTATCTGCTGGGCTATTATTAGACAATATACGAACTTTAATGTTCTTATCCAAGAAATAATCATACATTTCTTTTGTAGAGTCGATTGTCTCTTTTAACTCTTCATAGTCAGGACCTGCTCCTGCATTTGTTTTATAGAGTGATTCAGCATGCTCCTTAACCCAATCCTCATCTCCTAACTTATACCCTTTTTGTTTCTCGAACTTAGACAGGTCTCCTATATCCCATCCTATTGTAACGATCTCTTTTGCTCCTAAATGCATAGCTAAAGGAAATCCTGATTCATACATAATACCAGGTCCCCAAATAACTCTCCCTTCTCCATAGGTTTCAAATTGATTGAACCTTCTACTGTATGCAGTAGTGTTGTTCATATCGACCCAAGGTGTAGAGTAACAAGGTATCAGAATATCTGCTGGAGATTTCCATTCTTCTTTTATACGATTAATCTCATAAGGCATATTCATTGCTGTTAGTTGCCAATGAACTATTGTATCCTCAGAGTAATATTCGTACGGTTGATAAGAGTAAGCAGACATTAAATGAAATGTAGCTACTTCCTTAACATAGTCATAAGATTGCTTGCATGCTAGAACTGTTTTACCTTTTAGTTTACTTAATAGTTTTTCTCTATTGTGCTCTGTTAAGGATGGTCC